CGTGTACAGCCGCGCCCCTCGTGATATAAGTGATCTATGGAAGCATGGCCATATTCGTGATTATCCTATCTTTTGGAAAGCATCTGGCAAAGAAGAGTTGAAAACTCGAGCCAAGGTTACAGTTGGAGATATTAGGGTTTTTAATCCTAGTGACGCAGGTCTCTCTTACTACATGCGAAAGTTGTTCACAGACCAGAATAAACGCATGCACTACCATGGTGCTCGCACACTGCAGCGAAATTACTATATGATAGGTTTCACAAAACAACATAGGGGTTATGATGACTTAGTTCAAAAGCTCAAAACTTCCTTTCCCACACCACTTACAGGTCTTCGAGAGGGTGATGTGAAGAAATGGGATAAAGATTGTAGAGAATTCCTATTTGAAAAAGTCAAGCGTTGGAGGTTCAAAATGTTCCTTCCTTCCTTGCAGACTGATGAATTATGGCAACGTATTTCATGGGTCTATAAACAAGTTGTTCATAGCTACATGGTTGCCCCTGGAGGACGTGTTCTTCAAAAACATGCTTCAAATCCCAGCGGGTCTGATAACACTGGCGATGATAATGACCTGATGCATGACTGGGTTATGGCTTATTCATTCTTTGATGCTGTTGATACAGAAGATTTTATGGATTATGCTAAAAACGTACAGCCGTGTCTCTATGGTGATGATCATATAGTCGGTACTACTAACTATGTCGAAAAGGTTTGGACCCTCAAAACGATGGAGAAATCCTATCGAGATTGTGGATTCACGCTTAAGGCGGAAAGCTCTTTTGAAACAACTCTTGAACAAGTTGAGAATAAAATCATTGATGATATTTTTCTCGACCATACTTTCCTAGGTTCAAGAATAGGAAAGTTTTGTACTCATGGACATGAGTATTACATTGGTATACCTGAGGGCCAGAAAGCCCTGGGTGCCATATGTCATTCCCCTCGTGAAGAAAAAGGAGAATTAGGTCTAAATCAGATCTACACCCGAGTATGTTCACTTGAGGTTGAGTATTTCTTCTCGAACAAAAGAGAGGCATTACGATCACTTGCAAACTTTTTGGAAGAGCAAGGCGCACGGTTTCGACCTGAGGAGGTTGTTGATGCAGAGTTTTGGTTCAGTGTACCTATGGCTAGACGCTTTACGTACAATGAAATTATTTCTCTGTACCTCGATCTCGAACAACACTGTCTTTAGTGAGTCTCCGGGTTTTCTGTTTTTCTCCCGGAGAACAGCGAGGCGGCGAAAGCGTAAATCCTCTTTTAAATGACAGATGTGGTCGTCACAACCACAACTCATGGACACGAGCCTAAAAGGTCCGTCATCCGAGCGCCAAAAACTGCTGGCAAGCTTGAAGCCGCTGTCAAACGTTTTGAAATTGATGAACGAAAAGTTGCAAAACTCGAACGAAAGTATCGAGACCGAAGACTTCCTGTTGCTAGAGTCACTCGCAAAAGAAGCACAAGTCGCAAGCGACAGAATGTGGTTGGAGGTTCTAATGACACAATTCGAACACAAGTCGCCGGAAAAGTTGAGTCCGTGCTCAAGCACCTCTCACTCCCCGGAGAAACCGACGTTGCCCGAGTGCCGGACCTCTACAACGCAATCCCGACTGCCACTGCAAAAATCAAGAGAAGTTTCCCTGCGTACATTGCCCCGGACCCAGTCACAAGCGAATATCTTGAGGCGGGTGAGTCCTGGGCAATACAGATGAGATCACTTGGTCGTCACTTGATTTTGCCACAAGCAAACACTGCTGATCAGCAGTACCAGATGTATTTTACGAGGAAACCTCTTGTAAATGCACTGCGACAAATTGCTCCAACCACACAAGTTGCTTGGACAATCGGATATGGTGGTTCAACTTTGCCTATTGCATTTTTGACACCAAATTCCAACAATACCACCCCCATTTGGGGGTCATTGATGATGACCTACATCTCAAAATTTGGTCCTGGAAAATTCATTTGGTTGGAAACAGGTTCGACCGTAAACCTTTCCTTCACTGCAACTGAAGTGAACACAAAACTCAATTTTTCCCTTGATCAATGGACTCCGGATGGGATAATTGACGATGTCAATGTTACCCCCCTTCGTGATGCAGAAAGTTCCCTCACGTTGACAAACGACACAGGCCCTGGATACTACAGAGTTCGTGCTGTCGCCATTGAAACGAAT